TTATTAAACACCCAATAACAGGAAGACATTTTGTTTCAGATGAACCACACCCAACTGGTATTATTAGTACATTTTTTAATGGTCAAAAAATTCCACCAAAACTAACCGAAGAACGGGATGCTTGTTATCGAAAGGTAATGGCAAGTTACGGCAAGTGGAGTGCCAGAGCAGCACAAGCAACTGCTAAATGTCGTAAATCAAAGGGTGATGTTCGCAAAACTAAAAGTGGAGCAAACCTTAAACGATGGGGAGCAGAGAAGTGGAAAGACACGAAGAGCGGTAAAGCTTGTGGTGCAGGTGGAAAAAACGAATACTGCAGACCAACCAAAAGAATAAATAAAAGTACACCAAAGACAACAGGAGAGATGTCTTCCGAAGAGCTAAAAAAGAAGAAGGCAGAAAAGTCTAGAGTAGGAATGCACGGAGCATTTGGAAAGAAAGTAACACCAGCATGAAATCGTTTCAAGAATACCTAAACGAAACTGCGGCATGGACACGCAAAGAAGGAAAGAATCCTGAGGGTGGTTTGAATCCTGAAGGTATTCGTTCTTACCGAAGGGAACATCCTGGAAGTAAATTACAGACGGCAGTAACAACACCTCCTTCTAAACTAAAAAAGGGCTCTAAAGCAGCAAAAAGAAGAAAATCTTTTTGTGCCAGAATGGGCGGAATGCCTGGAGCCATGAAAAAACCAAATGGAGAGCCTACTCGTAAAGCACTGGCTCTTCGCAAGTGGAATTGTTAAAACACTAAATACAGTATAACCAAAGGAATAAAATGAACCCAATGTTTCTATCTTTTTTAAAGAGTATGCAAACCAATAGCCAGAACTCACAGAACCCAGGACTCTGGGTGAATGGCAATCGCATGCCTATCCAAGAAGGAAAAGGTAATATGGATAAGGAAAAAGTAATAGATCCAATGGGTAATGGATTGGATGGTTTACCTGCATCCACTACAGGAGCAGCAGCCAGATCAATGAGCCCAACAACACGGCAAGTTTGGAATGCTAATTCTGGTAATAGAAATCCAGCTAGAGTAAATGTTGAAAACTTATACAGAGAAGATGCTAGAATGAATCCAAATGGTAATCCTGATATTTATAATCCATTAACTAATGTAGCAGATGCAGAAATAGAACTTATGGCTAAGCAAATTGCAAGAGGTAATCTTAGTGGTGGTAGAGCTCCTGGAGCAATGCAACCTGAACCGATGCAAGAAGAACTTGCCAGAAAATTAGATCCATCTACTAGTTCATTTTTTAAACCAAAATCTGGTCGAAATAATTACCTTCAGCTTGTTGTTCCTCCAGTTGACGCAGACGGCAACAGAGAAGTTACACCAGAAGAAGCAGCTAGAAGTGCTGCACTTTCTGCTGAAATTGATGCATCAGTAAAGGCTGATAGAGTACGAGCACAGTTACAAGACCAAGACAAGGTTGTTACCAACACAAGAAATCCACTTGAATACGCTAAAGATTCAACATACGACGAACTAGACCAAAGAGCAGCAGCAATAAAACGACGAAGGGCTCAGGGTCTACCAGTCTATTCACCAGACTCGGCTTACGAACAAGATCAAAACGCAGCAAAAGCTGTTGTTGCTGGTCTTCAAGAAGAAAACGAAAATCATCCTATAGGTTTACCTCTTATTACTTTTACAAATCAAATAAAAAAAGGTTTTCCCAATGCTAGTGTTGAAGAACGAGGTAAAATGGTTGATGATATGATGAAAGCATGGAACAACAGAAATAAATCAAAGGCAGATAAACCTAAATCAAAGTCTGCTCCAATGCAAGAAAACACAAACAGATCTATGTTCTTGACACATCTCCAGAGTATGCAAACCAAAAGCCAAGACGCACAAAATCCAGGACTCTGGGTGAACGGCAATCGTATGCCGATGCACGAAAATACACCAGGTGGAGGTACACCAGCAGGTGCTTCTCCAGAAGAATTTGCCAAGGCTCGTGCAGCAAATCCTTTCAGAGTAAAACTTGGTAAAGGTAGACCAGCAGGTGCTCAAGATCTAAATGGTGATGGTTTAGTTTCTAAAGCAGAAAAAGAATTGATTCCTGTGGATTTGCGTGACGGCGATCCGTCTGCTAACCATCCAGACGATACTGATTTAGACACTCATATTAAGCGTTACGGCTTGGATAATTAATACTCTGAAAGTCTTTAAGATCAACCCAAACTCTTAAGTTTGGTGTAGAGACTCTTACAGATATAATAAGAATCCACGATGTCGGAAACGGGGTTTCCGACATCTTTCTTGTCTGGACTAATAGTTCCCTTCAGATCTATTCCAGTCTCCATTAGAAATGCCTGATACATCTCTTCTTTGTTTGCGTTGCCCTTGCCAGCAGCCTGCTTCTTTACGGCACTCGGAGGAATCACTTCTACTGGAATACTTAGTTGATGCAGACGATATTTGAGAACGCCAGTGTTCTCTGCAATATGAAACACTTTACCCTTTGCACCGTATGCATACCCTTCTAGGGCTATCTGGTCGCATCCTATGCACATCTGTAGTGCCCAGTCTGATATGCTTTCAAATCGAGCAAAATCAGAGTTCCAGTCATCAAACGGATCTCCACGAATATTGGTCAGGAATAATTTTTGATTTTTCTTTACATCGCTCAGAAAGTAGAAGGAACATCTCTGAAACTTGAAAGGCTCTGTGGAGTTGAACACACAGATGCTTGGACTTGTCATGGAATAATCTATACCTGCGATAATCACATAGGTATTTAGGAGTATAAATATAGTATATGAAAAGCTTTATCGAATTTTTAAGAGAAGAATCTAAACCAAAAAGTCCATTTTTTGTTACTCCCGATGATGCTGAATGGGGAGAAGGTAACCGTAATGTTGGATTTATGGCAGATCTATATGGTGGAGATCATACAACAAATTATTGGACATTAGCTAATAGTAAACTAGGATTTATGGCAAAACCAGGAGAAGATGATTCTAGAATGAGTACAGAAAAAAGATTAAATTCAGATTTAGGTTTAAGATTTGATCATAATAGAGAAGAATCTGGCGGATTAGTAGGAAACCAAGCAGGATTTAAAGCTGCTTCTGACAGAACTGCTAAGGGAGTTAATTTTCCTTCGGTATATACTCCTCTTAATTCTACTGAAAAAGTGAGTGAGTATCGAAATAATATAATAAATGCAGTAAAAGAAACTCCAGGAGTTATTTATAATTCCATTAAAAATGTAATTGCTCCAGATGATTACACTAAACAGCAACAACAATCAAATAAAAATATTGCACAACAAGCAGAAACAAATAAAATTAAATCAGATGAAGACCAAAGATTAAGAAAAATAAATAATCAAAGATCTTCAAGGGGAATGCTTCCTACTAGTGAAGTATAAATAGGGTATATGAAAAACTTTCTAGAATATTTAAACGAAGCAGAAGAGTCTCCAAAAGAACATCGCCCAAGTCGCTCTACCACCACAGAACAACTAAATATTCAAGCACAACATTCAGATCCTGCAGTTGTAATAGCCGCATTAAGTGATCCAGAATCAAATTACGAAACAACTGCATTTGCATCAAAACATTCAGATCCAGCAGCTGTTATGGCAGCACTAAACCATCGTTTTGCATATTGGCAGACAACTCGTAATGCAGTAAAAAATCCAGATGCTGAAGTTGCTTTGGCAGGTCTTCGTCATCCTAGAGGAATAAATGATTTATGGACTGTTCGTGTAGCAGGAGAACACCCAGATCCTAGAGTTGCCTCAGAGGCACGTAGAAATCCTATATTCGATCCAACATTAATAATTCCTACTAAACCATTCAGATACGATAAGCCACTAAACATTGCCAGAGAAGATTACGAAAGACATACACACTAACTAAAATCCCAGCACTCTAGCCAGAATAACTCCGACTAGAAAGCTACAGACTGCAACTAAACCTCGTTGAACCCTACTCATTGATCTTCTCCATCTGTCTGATCCAAGGAACGTACAGGTCTACTCGTGCAGCAATCTGATCCACCACAGAGTACTCCATAATCATAAGTGCAGATATTACTCCTGTCAGCTTGCCGCCGTCTTCGAATACGGCACCACCAGAATCACCAAGCCAGATGTTTCCTTTGTAGGCAAGAAAACGAATATAGGTTGGTTGCTCCACAATTGTTCCATAATACCAGAAAGTGTGTTCATTACTAATTTTTTTAATTTTATGAGAGAATCCAACTGTTGTTAACAGTTCTCCTCGCTTTAGGTCTTGGGGATCTGTCTGTAACTCTGCAGGAGTTTCTAGACACGCTTCCTCCAAGAAAAGTAAACCGATATCATTTTTACCACTTCCTTCCTCTGTATAATCTGGGTGTGCCACAGATTTTCTAATCTTGTAGCACTGGTTGTTTGTTCGAAAATACTCTAGTTCAGAATCTTTAATTACGTGTGCCGCAGTAACCACTACTTTAGGAGCAATCAATGTTCCACTGCCAATGAAGCGACCACCAGTAACCAAGATTTCTCCCACACATTTATAGGTATCTGCACAGTCATCAGTTACCACAGTGAAACCTGGATAACTGTCTATCTCTAGGATATCATCAACTATGGTTGCTGGACTAGGAAGATTGATTTTAGGTAGTACAGGCTTTGCTTCTTTGTGCCTCAAGAGGAGCACCACGAAGACTACTGCGAAACTTATTGCAGCAAGCCTGAGGTATTTCATACAATAGTATGTATACGGACAAAGTATAAAAAGCCTAAATAAAGTAGAAAAAAGGAACCCTTTATGCAAAAACCAGTAAACAGTGAAACCGATCTAATTAAAGCCATTTGGAATCGTACCAATCTTAATGAACAAGCAGGAGCAATTAAGGCAGGAATAAAAGCAGCCATAAAGGCTGGAGAGGAATTTCTAGGAAAAGATCTATTAAAGGCAGGAGAGAAGGCAATAGAAAAAGAAGCAGCAGCAGCAACAAAAGCAGCAGAAATGGAAGCAGCAGCAGCAGCAAAGGCTGTAGAACCTGATCTATTTTCTGGAATTGCGACTCCTACTCTAACAACTGCAACAGGAAAGATATATTCTCCTAAACCACCCAAGACAACTACTGAAATTATGCGTGATGCAGCTGGTTTAAGATTAACCAAAAAAGGAACTAGAGTCGCCAAGCAAAGTATACCTTTAGATCCAAAACAACGAATGGCATCAGATCCATTTGATCCTAATGCATCAGCGGAACCTATTTCTACAATTAACAATACCCCAAGAGATTTACGCACCGCTGCTGAAATTGCTGGTGGTGTGGACAAGTCAGGAGTAAAGGTTACTGTTGGAGGTGATCGAATGTCTCCTATTTCTTATCCTGGCACAATGTATAAGTTTGATCCTAATTGGAAAAATAATTTATTAAATTTAGGAAGATCTCAGCCATTATTTCCTAAGACTGGAGAGGTTAATTATCCTCTAGCAGTAGGACCAGGTCAAGGAAGGGCTGTTCCTGTTATAAAGACTCAAGAACCTATTAATTCTCATAATACTCTAGCTACAGGAAAAGAGGGAACTAGTACAGGTGGTAGTGAACGCTTTGAAGTTCCTCGCCCAACTCCAGGAGACACACAATGGAAAGAAAGAGGAGACGGTGGTCCAAAGTATCCGCCCCCAATGCCAGATCCTGTACCTAATCCTGTTATTAAGGGTATCGAAGGAACTAAAATGCCTGGTTCCACTACACCAAAACCAAACGGCAATTTATTGAGAACAGCTGCTGAAATTGGTGTACTAGCAGCTGGTGCAGCAAAAGTTCTTGGTTATCCAAAGGGAACACCAGGTATTCCTTATGTTCCATCACAAGACGATAATAATTCTAATAATTCTAGAACATCTGGTGGAGTTGGCTCGGCAGGTGGAGTTGGCTCAGCAGGTGGAGCTGGCTCGGCAGGTGGAGCTGGATCAGCTGGCGCAGCAGGAAAGAAATATTATTATCCAGACACTTTTGTTGGACGAGAAATTGGAACAGAAACGTCTGCATCTCCAAAGAAGCAAACTGTTGATCAACAATTGATTTCAACAGCAAAACAGATTACAGATAGATCTGGTGCAGAAAAGGTTGCGGCATCTCCTCCAGCTCGTGGAGTAACACCAGTTCAAATAACTGAGCCAGGTATTCCTGCTGGTCAACTGAATCAACGCCATGTTCAACGACCAGCAACTAATCAAGAAGACTTGAAGAGAGTTCGCTGGAATTCTGCTTCTTATCATCAATTGTCTCCAGATGAAAAGAAGTTTGTTGAAGATAATGATGCTGCTCAAGGATTTGATAAAATGCCAGGTGGTAAATATCATACCGAACATCAATGGGAATCTTTTACTCCAGAAAAGCAGCAAATTGTTGAACACTATCGCCAAGTGTTGGCACAAAAATTAATGGAACAAGAACACTGGGGCATGGATAAAGTTAGACGTGCAATACAATCGGGTTTGATTAATCCTGAATCATATCGCACAGACAGAAAAGGCATGGAACATATACATTCCGCACTTGAAGGCGGAACAATAAGTGAACCTGAAAGTCAAGACAAAGGTGGCGGTCAAGAAGCTGATGTATCTCTTGATCAAAGAAATAGGCGCAGCAAAGAGCAAGGGACACAAATGATTATGCCTGTTGGACAACAAATATTTCCAGATAATCCTGCGGCACAAGCAAGCCTTCAAGCCATTATGTCAAGCATGGGTAAGATTCACGGTTCACAAAAACTCAACAAAGATGGTGAAAAGTTCCATCCTGCTCTTGCAGGAGTGGTTCCTCATGATCCAAAAACTCATGGTCCGTTGAATCAATTAGATCCGTCAACAATTGCTCATACTCTGATTCTCAGAAAATCCCAACATCAGAGATCAGATACTTCAAGAGATTCTTCTTTTTAATTACTAGTTAGATCTACTAGTTCACACTTATCACCAGTACACGCAAATGTTTGTGTGCCACTAGTTGTATCTACCTTTTCGTAGTTCTTGAGTTCTGACCAGTCTACATTTGTAGGAATCTTTAGCAATAGAGCTTCGTATTCTTCCTTGGTACAGTCTTGGTATGGTGCCTGACGATACGAATGGTCGCTGTGTGGCAAGAAACTGATACCACTAACTTCATCAAAGTGCTTATATACCCAGGCACCAACTTCCATCCATTCTTCTTCACGAACTGTTACGGTAATGGACGGCTTATGTTCACACCAATACTTTTGATACGTCAACCACAACTCTAGGTGATCCAGAGCAGACATATCATTACGTGTCACTGATCCTACCGCTTTCATAGGAAACGAAAATACCATAACATGATCAGGCTTGGTTACATCAGGCTCTGCAGGAAATCCCTTATCTGTCATCATTTGACACAGAGGATCTTTGCGATCTGCACGAACAGTACGAACATAGTATTCGTTGTGACGAGCATGAATACCGCTGGCTGCGTCAACAAGTTGTGACACTGTTCCGCTTGGCTTCACGCAGGTAATAGCAGCCGCTGCATTGATACCTAACTTCTTTGCCCATTCCGCATTTGTTGTTATTGCTACCTTCTTCAGGTCGGCAAGCAACACAGCAATATCGTCTTGGGATTCACCACGCATAATATGATTATCTAAAATACCTGTAAGAGACACTCCCAATAGGGCTTCTTCTTCACAATTTTTTGTAAATTCGCTAGACAGGTATGGGAAGTGAGTCAGGGACGCTTGCCATGTACCAAGAATAGCGGCGAGACGACACTTACGTGTCAATGACTCAATCGTATCATCTGCACGAACAACCACCTCGGTAAGATTACAGAATTGTCGGTCACGAAGAATGATTTCACTGCACGGATTTGTTCCAAACTCGTAGGTGGCATCACGACGATCACCCAATCCCTCTGTTTGCTTCTGAGCAGCGGCACGATTAAAAATACCTCGCTCACCACTCTTGCTCTTATACAGGGAAACCCATTCCTCCATGAAGGTACCAATCTCTGGTCGTTCATTATACACTACGCTATTATTCGCAAGTGCCCGTTGTGGATTGGCTTCCCACCATGCTCCAGTTTTTGCATCACGCATACGTTCATCGGTGAGGTTTGATAGACTGATAAGAGCAGATCGACGCACTCCTCCCACCACCACAACCTCCGCAACCTTACAGACAATATCATGGCATTCGATACTTGTGAGTTTGCGTCCAGCGGCACGTTTAAAAGTATCCACAGTGAACCTAAAGAGATCAACCAATGGTTGAGGTCCACTGGCTCTACCTCCGAAAGTCTTAAGCCTTGCCCCATGAGCCCGTACCTTAGAGACATCCCATTTTGGAACTTGACCTCCAATAAGTAGGGACACCAATTCCTTGTAAGCCTTAGCCCAACCAGCCTTTGAATCCTGTACAATAATTGTAGTGTCCGAATCAGTAAATTGCTCTGCAATTGTTGGTAATTTGTCAACGTATTGCCTTTCTACGGAGAATCCAACTCCTGTGCCACACATTAAAATATATAAAATTTCATCGAATGCTCGTACTCGATTAACTGCCACATACGAACAGTTGTATCCTGCCGTATGGTCTCGCTCTAGTGCTTCTCCTGCAGTCATCAGGGAGCGCATGGAAGGCATGATCTCTAGGTTAAGAACTGCTTGGCGTAACTCTTCTCTTGTTGCCTTGTCCAACTTGCATTTAGTATTTTCTTTGAGGTGACCGTCAAAGAAATGGAAATAACGATTAACGGTTTCTTCCCAGGTCTCACGACGATTCTCCTCTTCTAGCCAGCGGCTGTAGCGAGAAAGGTGAATGAATTGTTGAAATTGTGTTGGTAAATGCATGATAAGTTTCCTTTTAATTTATAAATTATTTAGTAAGAACATTCCAAGAGTTAGTAAACAACGGTTCAATTATTTCTCCAATAGCAGAAGCGTATTGTTGAACTTCCCATTGAGCGTGAGCATCTGAGCGTTGTTTAAATATACGAGCAAATGCAGAGAGTGATCCAGTCCACCACCATTCAGTATACGTACTTTGTGGAAGTATGGCACGTGCTTGTTCTGGTGCCACTCCGTTCTGTAACAAATACTTGTAAGTTTCTATTGCCTTTTCAATTATGCCTTCACTAATCTGATCCAATTCAATAGCCAATGCTGGATCAACAAAGTCATAACTTCCTTGCTTTGCACCATTGATTGGAGCATTTCTCCAAACAGGAGTATAGAATTCTGGAGTGTCAGTGACATATCTTCGTGACATCTCATTCTCCACCATTCCCACTTTGTGCTTGAACAATTGTGTTCTTACAAAGATAGGTGCCTTAACTCTTAGTGTGATTTGAGGATGTGCGAATGGTGTCCAGTGCTGATGTTTTGCCAGATAATTAATTAATTTTATATCTTTATCGGCAAGAGTGTCTTCGTCAACCGACCAGTCACTTTCTTTATTGAATGATACACGAGCAGCATTGACCACAGTCAAGTCACTCCCCATATGCTCTACGTACTCAACGTGTCCATGGTCTAAAATATTAATCTTCGTCTTCTTCATTTTCCTCATCCTCAAAATCTTCTTCGTTCTCTTCTTCAACATCCTCTAGGTCATCTATGTCTTCAAGATCAATCTCGAAATTTGTTACATCAACTCCTGTGTGATCTTTGGCATACGAATGAGCTTTTTCAAACAATTTTGGATCTGTTTCTTTTACGTATTCTATTAAAAGAAAACAAAAAATTAAAATCATATTTTCTGATTCAAAATCTATTTTTCTCATATCTTTTTCCAGTTATTGAATTTGATTTTGCCAGACAGACCAGACACGGTATTTTCTTTAATGATTTTTATTAATTCTTTTTCCGAGATACCAGCCATGATCATGTCGTTCAGATCCTTATGCTTGATATGGTCGGGCCAAATGCAAACCTTCTTGTCTTGATCTAATAGTTTTCCTATTGTTAGCACTACTGCCTCGTTCCTTGGTTCATTATCTATAAGGTATACCAGAGATCTGGATTTCAAATGACTGGGAACATTTAAGGCATCACTAAGACCAATCATGGCAACACAATTAGGAATGAATAGAGAATCCAACGGACCTTCTACCACATAGACGGTTCCCGTGTCTACACGATCCAGACCAAACCATCCCTTATGTTCCTGACCTTCCGTCTTAATGGTAATATACCTAGCAGTCTTGCGAGCATTGCGATCACCAGTAATACTAAGTGCTCTGCCTTGTGCTCCCACCATTTCACCCTTTTCGTTCACAATAGGAATGACTAGACGAGAACTCTGCTCTAGTGCCTCTGCAGATTCCGAATTGATTGTTCTTGCCCAAGTTCCAAAGTCTTCTGCATAGTACAGATACTTCCATGCAGTTCTAGGAATCTTTCTAAGTTCCACAAATGTTCTGCATGGATGATTTGGTGGCAGTTCTGAAACAGAAGGCAATTCTATTGTGTATTTTTTCTTTACCTTTTTAATAGCCACTACTGATTCTGTTTTCTTTTTTGTCTTTAGTCCGTCTCCATCCTTCCAGACTTCTAGAGAATACTCCTTACACAATGAAGGAGAAACTTTTTCTAGGAATCCGTACAAGTTACACGAAACACCGCAGTTGTGGCACTTGTAGAAGTATTTATTCTTGTTAACAAAGAAGAATCCTCTAGTTTTGTTTTTATTTTTAGAGGAGTCTCCGCAGATAGGACAGCGACAAGAAGCAAGAGTATCTTTCTTCCAAACAAACTTCTCTAGGCTTGCTCCTACAAAATTAACAAACTTTTTGTCGATGTACATGCTCATACTTTCCATCCTGTAAATTTACTTGATTTCTTGAACTTACTGTTAAATCGATCTTCATCATTATCAGGAGCATCTTGCGGATTGCTGTCCGACAACTGAGGCTGTTCCGACTTTGGAATGTCGTACAACTTCATCTTGGCTCGATTGATTCCAAGCACAAACTTACGATTAGCCACTGTGTCGTTGTATCGATTCTTTAACTGCTTAACCATGATCTGATTAATTTCATCTAGGCGTTCTGTGGCAATTAGGGCAATCATGAAATCAGCAGTAGCAGGAAGACCAAACGATTCACTTGTATCTTCCAAACCAAAATCTGAATTACCAAACCCAACACGATTAACCTGTGTGGCTGACCAGATAGGAACATTTCGTTCTGTGGCTAATCCTCGTAGTTCTTCTGCAATAGCTTTGATATAGGTGTATGAGTTTACATTTGCACCCTGCTTCATTCTGGATGATGCACAGATATTTAAATAATCTATAAAAATTACATCAGGCTTAAACTTCTTCTTGAGCCACAACTCGTCCAATAACACACGGAAATGATTCACACTAGAACTTGCAGTAGGATACTCTTTAATGATAAGTTTACCCTTGACTGTTTGCTTCATGTTATCAATTCTTTTGTCGTAGACTTCTTTGCTGAGATCACGCAGGGAATCTAGTGTGGTATCCAACAGATTTGCATCAATGCGCTCTGCAATTCTTTCTTCTGCCATTTCACAAGTAATATAGAGAACGTTCTTGCCCTGCGAGATACAGTTAGCCGCATGATGACACAAGAACAAAGACTTGCCGACTCCAGTTCCAGCCATAACAATATTAAGAGTCTTGTTTGGTGTACCACCTGCAGTGATCGTGTTCAAGTACTCTAGATCAAACGGAACTCGTTGCTCTACCTTGTGATAGAAATCGTATCGAAGTTCAGTATCCTCTAGGTAATCGTGTCCGATGTGTGTGTCAAAAGATACAGACAAAGCCTTGCTCAAGATGTCAGGAATAGCCGTCTTGGTTTTGTCCTTGCTCTTGCCGTCAATGATGTGGATAGATTCCATGATGCCGTTGTAGAGAGCCTTCTCCTTACAAAACTTCTCGGTTTCTTCCACCAACCAATCAATGTTGTGCTTATCCGCTTCTTCTTTCTGAAACGACTCCAGCATCTCGATGCAGATATCGTAATCTGCCTGACTGATACCCTTATGCTTTTCTAGACAGATACTGATTGCCTCTTTTGAAGGACAACCGTTATACTGAATAACAAAGTCATGAATGCAGGTGTACAACATCTGCACTGGGTTTCGGTGAAAGTATTCCAAACTAATGAATGGAATAACTTTCTTGTAGAAGTCTTCTCGAAAGAGAAGTCCTTCTAAAAGGACATGCTCAAAATCTTTCATATTTTATTGACCGTATTTAAATTCTTTTGCTGCTGCAAGTTCTAGTTGTGCCATTACGTCTGGGGTAAAAAACTTCTCAGGATCTTCATTAATTGTCTTCTCAAAAGCCTTGTCTCCGTTAGGAAGTTCAATGCGAGTTGAGACCTTCTTAAATATACCATGCTTTAGAGCTAAGTCAAGTAATCCGTAATAAAGATTTAAGCCGCTGTCGTAATTTAGTCGAACATCAATCATTTGATTCTCTTTGGTTAGGCGACTCTTGTATAACTTGCAGTGAATAATGTTGCCAATAACCTGACCTTCTGAATCCTTGTCCTTCTTCTTTGACAAGAATACAATGGTGGATGCAGCGTACTTGAGACCTGAACCTCCGCCCATTTCCTTGGTTGGAACATAGGATCCAATAACATCATATGTGTGGTTGGTCATGATGAGAGGAATTCCAGCCTTACCTAATTTCAGAGTAAGCACACGGAACGTGCTCTTGATGACTTGAGCACGAGTCATGTCTCGGACTTCCTTGCCTTCTGTTGTGTCGTTGATTTCCTTGCTTGTAGACAACATTCCCAGAGAGTCTAACACAACCATCATAGGCTTTCGCTTGGCGATATCTTGCTCTAGGTACTTGTCGGCAATGGTGATGAGTTGCTTGCGAAACTCTTCCACAGTTGCTACAGGAAAGATAGCCACACGCTTAGAGTCAATGCCACGACTGATAAACATGTCTGAGGTAACGGCTTGTTCCGTATCAAAGTAAAGAACCACAGCATCTTTATTATTTTCCAGGAATCGCTTCACCATGCCAATAGCAAAGTAGGTTTTGCCTGTGGCAGACTCGCCAGCCAAAGCAATAATCTTGTTGTTGGGGATTCCTCCGTAGAGAGAACCGCTCACCAATGCATTAAATGCGTAACTGCCTGTATCAATAAAACCCTTAACATCACTGCCGTCAATACCGTCTTCCACTGTGCAAGCGTATTCATTACCTGAATTCTTAATAATGTCGTTTAAAAAGCTCATTTTTTTTCTTTTCTTTCTCTTTTAAATTCTTCTACCGTTTCACAAAAACCAGCAATAGCCAAACAAACGAATAATACAAAAAGAATTGTTACACAAATAAATTCCATTGTTATCATTCGAAGCAACTCTCCAAGGTACTAATTTTCTCTACACTCCATTGTATCACATCTAGAATCCTTGTCAAGGGATCTTTGAAAGATTTCTCGAATTGTAGGTCTCGATTCACATACTTATCTAGGTGGAGTTCCTTGGGAATGTGCTGCATGAATGCAATTACTTGTTCTTTTCCGCTCACTATAGAGAATGGATTAGGTTCCTTCAAGTAAATAAATTTAATTTTATCTGCTTCCGCAATTTTTCTGTATTTCTTCTCTAGATTATTCTTCTCCAAATAATCATTGAATAACAGGGATGCCTTCACCGCAATAGGAGTTCCCTTCTTATATACTGCCGTGGTACATTCGTATCGATCCAGACCAGACACGCTGCGAGGAAACGCAATATCCTGTATGGAAGCCTTATTAAATTTATTCCTGAAATCTTCTGCAAATTCTTGAACGTCAAATTCCGTCTTATTCATAACAATACTAATAGCGGTTTTTAATGCTGTACGCACCATTAGTGGTGTAGAACTTCTAGCCGTCTCGATACCAACAATCTTCAGTTCAGGAATTTTTAATAATACTCCGTCTTCGCCCATGATGTTGTTCAACATGTATCGCTTCTTGGCAGTCCAAATACCCTTGGTTGAGATGGACTCTCGCTTCATGTGCATCTTTTGCTTGTAGGCATTCATGATATTGGCAAGTTCTTGGTACTTGGCTTCAATATAAGGTTCAATCTTGTCTTCGCAAATCTTTTGTATCACCTCGGCAATTCGTTCTTGAGACGGCATCTTGCCAGCAAATACTTTCTGGACTACTTTGTCAAGACACAGATAGATGGAATCGGTATCTGATGCTGCCACATAGTCTTTTCCTGTGGTACCAACCATCTTATTCACAAACTCGTTCAGGGCTTTCTCGATCCAACGAATACTTAACTGCCCAGAAATGGTGATTGCTTCTGCGATATCTAGATCGTAGTAGCGGAACCATCGGTTTCCGATGGCACCGTAAGCGGAATTAAGTTGAATCTTGCGACACAACTGAAAATTATTATACTTGGAGATCTTGTACTCTAGAAGTTCTCGTTCCTTCTTGGTTGCCGTGCTAGGCAGACTTTTAAGTTCTGCCTTGCAGTCCAACATCTTTTCCTTGTACATCTTTCGCTCTGAATACATGGTTTCCATTAGTTCAGGAAGAAAGCCTTGCTTCTCTCGTTTAAAGTAGATGCCGTTAGAAGTGATGGCAATGTTATTTTCTTTGGCAAACTTCTGATGATCCTCTAGACGAATAAAATTTGTTTGTGCATCATAGGATTCTGGGTGTAGAATGTCTTCAGGCTTCAGAGTATTTCGTTTACCCATTTTGTGCTTGGTCTCTGGAGACATATTATAATTAATAATTAAGTGAGGATACAGACTGTCCAAATCGAATGCCACAACCCATTCATGCAAGCCCACCATAGGTTCTTTAACATACGCTCCCTGAAACTGCGTGTCTTGTTCTTCTCCTGAAACCTTTAGAGGAATTGCAATCTTTTTATCGTTCAGATGGTGGTAGATAATAGAGTCCCAAGTCTTAACCTGAGAAAAGATGTCCATGAAATTAACCTTGGCGTTGTATGCCATTGCCACAACCAGTTCCATTAATTTCAATTTCTTGTCCAGTCTCTGCACTAAGACAACGTCTTGATTGTTGTACTCCATGAACTTCTGCCAGTCCTTGGTGTAGAAGTCCTTGATGCCATCATACTCTTCGTAATTGGTCTTGGCTTCGCCTAGTTCCACGCTGGCAATGTTGTTCAGGCTGTACGACTCTTGATTCGTGTACGTGAATTTAATGTACAACTCATAGTAATCCATGGTGGCAACACCAACCAAGTCGTATACATTATGATCCTTGCCCTTGCGATTAATTATTCGCTCACGCACTTGACGAAACGGAGACAATCGCTTCGCAGTCTTTTGGTCTATAATCTTGGCGATGCGACCATACAGATACGGAATATCAAAGAATCTGATGTTCCAGCCAGTCACGATGTCAGGATAATTCTGTTCCCAGTACTCCACAAAACTTTCAAGCATGTCTTGTTCGTCGCCAAACACATGGCATTCCACATCAGGAATACTGAAGTCGTGAATGGCAAACGAATGCCGAACACCGTCCATCTCCACAGTAATGGCACTCACTCGCTCATTGTATTCGGTTAGGGAAGGAAATCCGTCTTCACATTCGGTTTCAATGTCCAGAAACGCAACACGCAAGTCTGCATAATTATAAGGAATTTCTCCAGAGTATCGCTCCGCAATATACTGGGCAACATAATCTTCGTTGCCGTATATCTGAAAGTTCTCAACATTTTCGTATGTTGTAAACACTTCTCTACAGTCAGCCACATCTCCAGGTTTATAGGCTTCAAGAGGAATTCCTTCTAGTGTATGCCACTCTACGTCACGCTTCAGGGAAGGTGTGAATAGTGTAGGCTGGAATCGAATAGTTCTTGTGCTTCGCTTTCCGTTACAGTAATAGATTTCTTTGATGTCGTTTCCGACAAGATGAACCGATGTATAGAATTCACTCATTTATAAATGGTAGTTGGAAGGCGTACATCTCCGAACATAGTGGCATTATCGTTAATACTTTTTTCAATTTCCGTTTGATATTCTCGGTTAAATTTCTTTACTGCTTCGTTTAATAATTCTTGAGGCACTAATTGTGTGGAATTATACTCTGCATTTGATTTATTTGTCTTGTCTTGCAGGTAGGCATAAAACAGAACCATGTAATTAATCACATCAATAATTGTATCTTCAAATGACTCATTTTCCACTGCAAGTTTACCGCTTTCTGCAAATGAAGAAAGACGACTCAATTTATCTGTGATTCGTACCAACATTCCAAGTTCTGTTGAGCAGATACCCATAGACTCGACACGAGTAAAGTTTGCGAAGGGTTCTGTGCCTCCACGACCAGCATAGTCACGATTTTTCTTGTCCATCAGTTCACGAGCACGGCGAGTAAGGGTTTCATGGATATTGAGTAGGTCTTCACGATTCATAGTATTTTCCTTTGGTTGGTTTAATGTCTAGCAAACACTAAATCAAATATACCCTAGGAACAGACAAAGTCAAGTCAAAATTATTAAAAATTTATTCCCAACAAACTGCCTGCACAGCGTCGCAGGCGACAGCACGAGTTTCTTCTGTGCCGTCCCAAACCACAGATAAAATTTCTGTTTCTTTTTGATTTGAAATAATCCGAATACTTTCTATATGTGCTCGGATTGCATTTGCTTCGGCATCAGACAGCAATCCAAGAGCAGCGTTTCGTTGCTTGTATTCAGGAGCACCTTCTAAAATTAAATCTTTGGCACGATTACGAATGGTTTGAAGTTGATTATTTAAACAAAAATCAAATACTCTTTCGTCTATTGTGTAAGACTGTCCTGTTTCTTCATCATATATTACTTGTTTAATAAAAGTCATTGTTGATCCTTTCTATCAGAGTGCCTGCCATTGAAATGTTGGAATAATATAACTGTTTGGATTATATTCCACCCAAGCAAAAGTTACTCCTGCTGCACTAATTGAACTAGGTGCTGTAAATCCAGAAGTATCTACTATTGGATTATACAATCTGTAACCGCTTGTGTGATCTGGCGAACCCATAGGGTGCATATAATTTTTATGAGAAGAGTAAACAATTGGAGTACTGCTATAAGTTACAGCAATCCAAAATATACCAGCGGGAACAGTAACTAAACCACCAGAATTAGTTACTGTATTATAAGAATAACCAGAAGCAATGGCTGTTGAAGCAGACACATAAAGACGAGTATTTGGATATCCTGTATTGGTGTCTGCTGACCAAACAGAAAAATAGCAGTTTCCTGTTATACCAGTATTTTCACAAGTAAATCTGATAGATTTTATGGTTTTTGATTTTGCCATCATAAAAGGGGCAAAATATGTGCGGTTTGGATACACAGTAAATCCAGCGGTATCTAAAAGTGTAATATTATACGGAAGATGCCACTGGGAACGGTCTGCTCTTTGTGAGGTTACTCCGTCTGGATAAGTTATTACACGAATTGTAGACGAACCAGTAACACCAATTGGAAATACTGCTGCACCAACTGCTCCTGTATTTCCGTTCACAGAACTTATCACATTAGTGAAAGTTTGTCCGTTCAGTGCTACTGTTCCGCTGAATGTTGCACCAGAAGCACTCAATCCCGCAGAGAAAGACTGAAGCGTTCCGAAAGTTTGCTCTGTGTCGGAAGAAGCAACACCCATTGCGTCGGAAGTTTTGATTGTTCGCACAGAAGCAGTTTGCGTCACTGCATTGATATCTAAGGCTGTTGCTGCTGTTGGATTATTTGGCATGGTGGTTTCTCTTATTTATCAGACTGGAATTGCTTTAACTAATGTTTTGAACACTGTGGATGTGGTGGCTCCAGGAGTAACTCGCAGACGCAGAAGTGTTCCACTGATATCTACAGTGTATGTTCCAAGCGTTGCTCCTGTGCTGATATTACTTAGTTGCGTGGAGGTTGCAGATGTGCCGTCATGCACAGCAAGAATTTTGGTGAACTGATACGGACCCGTTGTTCCTTTTGATCCCTGAATATCAAACTCAAAAGATCGGTAGGCGGTCTTTGTCCAACTGCCAATAGTGGTTACACCTGTGGTCGCAGTTGTAATGCTAAAAGCATCGGCGTATCCACTTGCTGCTCCGTACTGAAGAGTTCCGCTTGTGTTCAGAGTAGAGAATATGCCTAAACCATTCAGAGTCAGGGTGTTTGCTGGGGTCGAAGTATTATAAACTGAAAAAACTGTTGGTACAGGTAGAGTGCCGTCGTATTCCAACACTGCGCCACCTGCCAGTACTGTGAGTGTACTTGCGATAGTTGCTGTTGATTGTGTGTCTACTGCACCGTAGAGGTGTATGGCTCCACCTTGAATAGATACTTCTCCAGCATTATCATCCACAGTTATATGAGTGCTATTACCAGCACTAATCGTATCTCCAATATGTGTAATCGAGTCGCTGCCTCCACCACCACTTTGGTCTGCATTTATGTAAAGAGTTTTTCCATTTCCACCACCAACAAGAGGCAGAACGCTGTCTGTGAAAAACCCTGCACTTGCCTTTACTGCGTCAGAGAATGTTGCCCCTGCGGCAGAGATACCTGCACCGAATGAGTTGAGTGCGGTGAAGATGTTTGCACCACCTGCCGTAACGCCTGTCACAGCACCCGTGAGTCCGTTGAATGATGCCACATAATTAGCGAATGTGATCGCACCAGTGGAACCATTCCATGAGTTTACAATGTTTGGCGCAGAGATACTTCCAGAGAATGTTGCACCCGATGCACTCAATCCACTACTCGCAGTCAACAGTTTAGAAAATGAACCTGTTGTGCCACTGAATGAGCCAGAGAGTGTTACACCACCTGCGGCAGAGATACCTGCACCGAATGAGTTGAGTGCCGTGAAGATATTTGCTCCGCCAACAGTGACTCCTGTCACAGCACCTGTAAGACCGTTGAATGATTGAACGCCTGTGTTTGTAATCGTAACCGAGCCTGTTGCACCAGAGACAGAGATGCCTGTTCCTGCCACAGCAGCAGACACTCCTTGAACCGCACCTGTCTTGCCGTTGAATGATGTCACATAGTTGGTGAATGTCACTGCACCTGTTGCACCATTCCATGAGTTTACAATGTTTGGTGCAGAGATATTTCCTGAGAATGTTGCACCCGATGCAGTCAGTCTACCAGTAACGGCGATAGTTTGAGTCGTATTATTTATTGATAAATTAGTGCCACCACAAACACCATTAACATCACCTATTTTAATGATTTTGTCAGCATCAATCTGCATGTAGCGATATGTTGGATCAGTAAAATCATCCATAATAAATGAGAGACTTGTTGTTCCTATTGATCCAAAATTAACACCATAATATATCGAATCAAGTGCATTATTTGAACTAAATTTTAAAAGTGCTCCAATATTTCCAACTGGATCTGTAACACTAAGTGATTCCGTAACTATTGGATCTGTAGAAAACATAACTTTTCCACCTCCAGTTTCGTCTGTGAGTGCGGTCTTTAAGTTTGCCGAAGTTGGTGTTGCAAGAAATGTTGCTATTCCACTACCAAAACCAGTGATGCCTGTGCTTACAGGCAATCCTGTGCAAGATGTTAATACTCCTGAAAATTGTGCTGCCGAGATTGTACCAGAAAAGGTTGCACCCGATGCACTCAGTCCACCACTCGCAGTCAACAGTTTTGAGAATGAGCCTGTTGTGCCAGAGAAGGCTCCGCTGAATGTTACACCGCCTGCGGCACTAATACCTGCACTGAAACTATTGAGTCCAGTGAATGTATTTGCACCACCTGCCGTAACGCCTGTCACAGCACCTGTGAGTCCGTTGAACGAGATCACCACATTGGAATCAAGAGAGCCATCACCCTTTACGAACTGAGAGGATGTTCCGCCTTGAGTAATAAACTTATCGGCGTTGATGTATTGGAAGTAATCAATAGAGTTATATGAACCGCCAGTTGCAGATAAAGCAGCCAGAGTTGAGGTTGGTTTGTTGTACACACAGTTCAAGATTGAGTAGAAGCCATTTAGGACAATTGGTGCGACATTGTTTAGTGCTGAGGTTAGTAGTTGAGAGTTTGCTAAGGTAATCACACTTGAGGCAGCCGATGTAACAGCGTTGGTTACTGCAGCAGCCACAACGGAATCTACAATACTTAGTGTTCCAGCAGTTAGAACTGGTGAAACAGTAACCGCACTTTTAAGGATTACATTTGCACTAGCATTATTAACTGTTATAAAGTTTGGATTACCACCGAAGATGGCTACTAAACCTGCTCCAGTAATACTTGCAGAGGTGAGGTCACACAAACGAAGAACGGTGTAGTCAGCACTACTGCTTTTTGTGAAAATTCCAGAAACTTCACAGTTAAGGATGTTTACATTTCCTGTACCGCTAGGTGTAGTCACAGTCAGGTTGGTCATCTTTATACCTGAAATAGTGCAACCTGTGTTTGTGCTTATAGTTCCAGAAATTACGATGTTTCCACCAATAAGACCAGGACCAGTTATGGTCGTGTACTGAACAGTTATTGAAGGGCTTTCGGTGTAAGTTCCTGGGTGAACAATGATGGTTTTACGCTGTGAATCTACTAAAGTCAGTGCCTTAGTAATAGAAGCAACGGGTGTTAGTAAATCACCATTACCTGTAGTGTCATTTCCATCTACTTGACTAACATGAATTTCGTAGTCATAGCCAGTAAAGTTTGCACCTGTTGCACCAGTTGCGCCTGTTGCGCCATTTGTTCCATTAGTACCTGTTGCGCCTGTTACTCCTTGTGATCCTGTAGCACCAGTTGCTCCTGTTACACCGCCACCTGCAGTACTCTGTTTATCCCATGCTGCACCATTCCACGACCATATTATGCCATTATATGCGTAGGTATTACCAGAACTAGGACTATTAGGAAAATTTATTGCCATTACAGTATTTATACGTTAAATTTCAGCCCAAATTCCGATCCAAGTATATAGTCTACCTGTATCAGTATTCCACCAACGATCTCCGTCTATTAAAGTGGCTACAGGACTAGTAGCGGATTCGTAGAATGCTCCAACAGCAGTAACACTCACATCAACTTGTTTGCCTTTGCGAGTCACCACAATATTATCGCCAATAAAATTAATATCGTTTACTGATTTAATAATTCTGGCTCGGTCTTTATAGATGCCAACCGCACCACCACCAGAACTAGCCATCATTCCCATGTTATGGGAGACTCGATCAGCATCACTTTTGCTTTTTAATTAAACTGGATAAAAATTCTTGTATTTTCTTAGGATCAAAGGTTAATTCATTGTCCTCCAATATCAGAGGATACTGGGCAGTCAATACTGGAGATTCTCCAGTAGGACCTTGAGCACCTTCTGGACCAATCGGACCCTGATCTCCCTTTGCGCCCTGATCACCCTTCGGACCCGCTTTGCCCTGTGTTCCTTGGGCTCCACGAGGTCCAGATTTGCCTGTTTTGCCGTCTTTACCATCCTTGCCAGAGGCTCCAGGAAGCCCTTGGATGCCCTGTGAGCCGTCCTTGCCCTGAATGCCTGGAATACCCTGTTCTCCCTGTACGCCCTGCTCGCCCCGAACACCCTGAATGCCTTGATCGCCCTTTTCTCCCTTTGGACCAGTAGGACCGTCTACTCCCTGTAGACCCTTGTCTCCTGGATACCCAGTCCATCCAGTTTCTCCTCTATCTCCAGTAACTCCCTTGTCTCCCTTTTCGCCCTTCTCTCCAGCAACTCCTCGTAACCCCTGAATACCCTGAACGCCTTGTTCTCCACGAGGACCTCGTTCTCCTTGAGGACCAGCCCATCCGTCTTCTCCCTTTTCTCCCTTAGGTCCAGGAATACCAGTTTCTCGAACAACCTCTCGTTCTATTCTGGTTTGTGTTTCTGGATAAGCAATTTCTGGTTGAGGACGATATTGAAATAAATTTTGAAGATTATGGTGATTTCCTGTTATGGAAATTATATTTCCATTTTTATCACGAAATTGACCTGAAGCTATTCCGACTCCGTGTCGATAAACCTTGTCTGGAATTTCGTTGTCGGTTAGTGTGAATTCAGAACCTTGCAGATAATCGTTCCAAGATTCTGTTAAAACAAATTTAGAACCATACGAATATTGACCTTCCACATATCCTGGAATGGTCTCTTCAACATGAAAATATTTTTGGAAACGTTTCATACATTACAAATATAGAGTATTAAACTTTGCTCGTTCTGAAATTTTAATTTTCAGAATTTGATTGTTATTTACATACACAAATAAAGCAGTCAGCAATTGATATGTTTCTCGGATTTTCAACTTCATCTGGTTGTTTCTCCAGTAACGTCTGCACGACCTTCTAGTAAACGATTGGTGTAAGTTGTTCCTATAATCAAATCCAGATCATACAGATGACGACCTACTGGAAAATAAGCAGTGCTAGAAGGACCTACTTTGATATAGATGCCTCCTGTCAGGGCAGTACCATCATAGTTGGTATTCAGACTAATGCCACCAATACCGCTAACACCGCCAGTGATTCCGCTGCCTCCAGTGAATCCCACAGTAACTCCATTAGTGGTGGCATACAGTATAGGATACGATGTTTCCTTGGCACGACGAATCTGTAGTGCTGCCGTATAGGAAGCCAGGTTTACTGGATTATCAGAAGAGTCCAAATACTGTACAAATATATTAAAATTTGCACCTTGATTGATTGATAAGTCGTATTTTGCGGTCATACGTTATTTAGGCTTTATCGATGTACGGTTTTTCTGCTTTTGAACTTCTTTTTTTGTGCTGGAAAAAGAGCAGGTTTATGATCCTTTTTTTGGCTCTGTTTTGCAGCCTGTTCATCCATTTGACGAATGGACTCCATTTGGTTGGTGTGTTCAAAGAATTTTAAATATTGTTGAAGATTGGTTTCAACTCGTTCCTTGTGTTCTGCTGGCAATCTGGATTCCGTCAAAAGCTTCTTACAGGCAGCGTATCCCATATGAGCCTTTCCTGCATAGAATGCCGTAGACGCAATTTCATCTAAAACACCATACTTGTACACATCTTCGCTAATAAACAAAATGTCATCCTTCGGGAAAGGAATATCTAAAGCCATTTTAGCGTACAAAAACGATAACCGTGGATGATTCATGAGTCGATAGACACGAGCAATTTGGTAGAGGGGTTCTGCACGTGTTGGACGAAGTTCCCAAGCCTCTAAGAATGCTTGTTGAATTTCTAACCAAGGTTTATTCGCAAGACCACGACACATACCAACACGGAACTGAGAATAGTATTGTTCTTCTTCCCATCCACCCATTTCTACACGTTTAATATACGCCGCTTCCGCCTTTTCCCATTGTTGCGAATCAAAGTAACTTTGAGCCAGATAGAATTGGTATCGAAGATTGGTTGGCTCCTTTGCCAAAGCCTCTTCCAACATGACAGCATCTCGCTTATACTTTTCAATAGGATCAATACCTACGTTACGAGCACCGACAGTACGAGCAACAATCTTATAGGTTCCTTCAAGCTTTGCAATGCGTGGCGGAGCATCTCCGTCCTTGGTAGGATACTCGTGAAGAATGCCTTGATACTTCCAGCCAATACCTGTACGAAAAATTTGTGTTCTCCACCAGCTAAATTCCCCACGACCAAACGCAAGAGCAAATCCTTCTGCGTCACCTGCAGAGAACGGAAACTTAAAATCACCTTCAACATAGTCGTCAGCATCAATCATCCATGCCCAGTCTGCTTTGCCGTCACAGAGTTGCAGAGCTTCTGTGCGATTATCACCAAAGCTTACCCATGGGCGTTCATGAAGTTCTCCAGGAATACCCTTCTCTGCAAAATATGTTTTAATTAATTCTTGAGTTCCGTCAGTGGAACCAGTATCCACAATGACCCAGTAGTCTACGTACTTGTAGATGGAATCAAGGCATTCTTTGATAATGTGAGTTTCATTCTTAACAATCATTGATAAGCATATTTTAGGCATAATTTAAATCTCCATGGTTATATATGTGACATTTCATTATTTTTTAATCCAATCTAACGGATAATCTGTGCATACACCAAATACGTTTGGTATTTTAATTTTAGAACCCAATTCAACAGTAATTCCGTATTCCATATAATTTCCAGGATATCCCCAAGGAACTCCTTTACTGGTAATGGTAAATTTATCTGTTTCGTGCCAGAAACAATGAACATCATTTTTCAACAGAACATCTAGGGCTTCTGTGTTTTTTGCGTGACACCATAATCTGTAATTTGATAAAAATTTTATATCGGTTTCGTATTGAGGTTCATCATGACCCAAATACCATTTGTGGTCTACCAGCCATACATCTACTTCAACATCAAATCCTTCTGATATTGCGGTGTCAATATATGCTGGTTTATTTTCGTCTGGAGTCTTTCCCAACAAATTGCCTCGATGTGATATAATCTTAATCATTATTTTTGAATTCTCATAGTGCTGTAAACTCTAGATGGATTTGGGTCTGATGCTGGATCTGGAATTGTTATTTCTTTATCCCTCAATAGTCGTACCACAGAAAATGGATTAAATGTATAATTCCACTTATCTTTACAACGCATAGCCCACTCAACATCTTCTCCTTGTCCCCAGACTCGTCGAACATCTAACGGGTTTTCTAACATAAATTTTCTTTTAGCACACCAATAGGTTCCGCCAACATACATGTTAGTTTTGGTTTGCGACAAGTCATCATATGAAATAAATTCTATTGGTCTCTTCAGAGTAATCCAATCCCAATACCGAGAGCCTTTTGATGTACGAATAGGATTCGAGCAAACATCCCAATCATTTTCAAAATTTAAATAACCATTATACCAGTTCTCACACAACCCAACATAGTCATGCATAATACAAACATTTTCAAAATTTGCATTCTGAACTGCTAGATTTTTCTTCATAGTAATCCAACCAGGAACTAATGTTTCGTTGAATATAATATTATTATTAATTAGTGGTTTAACTTTATGTAGAGCTTCGTTATCTGGTCCAATTAATATTATTTCAAACTTATCCTTGGTTAGATTATTTTGATTCCTAATAGAATTAATAATCTGTTCCAGATAGATTCCATCCAAATACGATATAACGAAAGACCATTTCATGGATATATTTGTCTAATAATCTCGTCTATGTTTATTGACTTTTCGTCCTGAAAAACTTCATCCAAAGAATACTCTGCAATTTCTCTAATTTTAGATATTTCAGGTGTTTCGGTATGAAGATTGTTTGACACAGAAGAGCCGTGGACTCTGTGATAGAATGTAGAATTATGATCTCTATTACCCTTTAATTTATGACAAAACAAATAATGCAAACCTTCATATATTGGAGCAGACCGATCCAGATATTCCATAATACCACTTTCTAAAAACTTGTCTTTAGAAACAATAGTGGAATGAGAAAACGCATACGATGGTCCTTTTCTTATTGTGGTTTCATTTAAAAATCCTCTACTATTTGTAATAGTAAGAATTTTATTATTTTCATCCACAACCTGAACATTACTCCAACTTAAATCTAATCCTTCCATATTCATCATATTTAATTGACTGTCTACTTTGTTTGAAGACCAAAGATCATCATAGTGGCAAAATGAAACAAATTTTGAATCTACCTTCTGCCATTCAGTAATGATCTTTTTCCATATAGAACCTTTTCGGAAAAATGAATACGGATCATGCCAACTAATAGAACAGCCAGTAGAATTTAATAAATCTTTAACTTCTTGGGATACATTATCATCACAGGCAAACACGATCTCATACTTGCGGCTGGTTTCTTGCTTTTGAAGAGATTCTATACACCATTGCAAAAATTGAATAACGGGAGTTCCTGGAGTGGAAATCCCTAAAGGAACAACTATAGTTAAATCATTCATCGAAATACTTCTTTCCAATTATTTCCATATTTTTCACTCATAACAGGATTCATTTCTAAGTAAGCTTCTCGGTCTAGGTTATTATAAGTTTCGTCTCCCATTTGCTTTTTGTATGTGTATTGACCGTGATGATCTATAACTACACCATCATACATGTAAATTTCTTTTCCTAGACGATGCAGATTAGTATAAAAATCTTTACCAGCACCATAACAACGAGTTAATCTTGGATCTTGACCACCAACACTATTCCAATCATCTTTACGAACAAGAATAGGGGATGTGTCGTCCATATTAATCACATTAGCATGATTAGGCATTACTCTTCTGAATAATTCTTTATTATTTGGATTATATACAGTAAATCGATCACCAATGTATACAGGAGTTGCGTCTTGATTTAGTGCTGGGTGGATTACTGCAATTTGAGGATTTGCTTCCATATGCATCACCATGTCATATAAAATGTCTGGCGATTCTCGGAATGTCATATCGTTGTGCATATAGAAAACATACTTTACGTCAGGTTTTCGATTAAAATAATGTGCTCCAAGCAATATGGCTCCCATTGTTCTGGTATTGACAATACTTTTGATTGTTGTATACTTAGAGGGAGGAGCTTTGTCTGAAGCATTATCTACCACACAAATTTCGTAATTAGTTTTAGTTAAATTCTTTACTAAATTTTCATAAACAAAATCAGTCTCATTTGGTAAATTATAATTTAAAAGTGCAATTCCAGTTTTTGGCATCATAAAAAATTCTCTCAGTTAATATATTTATCTCCGACTACAGATGGTGTCTTAATAACAAGTATACACGCATCTTCCAAACAGTCAAATTGATTCTCTAAATTTGGTTCAATTATTATAATATCTCCAGAAGAAAATGTTTTATTTTGCATTTTTACTTCTCCAGAAATTACAACGGTATATTCTGTGGCTATTTTATGATAATGATTTTCATCTTTATCACCCTTTTTATAATACTTAACACCAATCTCTATATCTTTATTATTAAATAAACATGGAGAAAAATCACCAACCAACCAACCTTTAGTAAAATCTTTAATATTCATTTTTGTTTAAGGTAGGTATTAAGGTCTTCGGGAGTACCAATTCCGTGCATCTTGTCTACATAAAAGGGAATAAGCATTTTCCTATCAGCAACATATTCATTGTATACAGGAGCAATATAAAACTCATTGTTTACTCTAATATTTTTATCGATCATTTGTTCTGCATATTTAACAAACTCTGATCCCTTTTTATACCAATAAATACCGCAAGTTGCAATATTTGAGATTGGATTCTTTTCTTGTAGTTCCGTAATAATACCACGAGAATTAACTCTAACAAAAGACCATTTAGGATGAACGGCATTAAATGTAAATACGATACCTTCGGCTGGGGTTAATGATTTTAGTAATTTAAAATTCTCTATAGAATATTCTAATACCTGATCAGAATTAGCAATTAACAATTCTTCGTCGTCGTTTATTAAATGTTTAGCTAATAGTGCAGTACAGGCTGCACCTTCAGTTAAACCATCTACTTCCACAATCTGAAATTTGCCGTTAGTGATTCGGTCTAATGTAGTTCTGAGACCACTATATTTTTCTAAATGTTCTTTACGAACCAAGAAAATATATGTGGCATCAAAATCTAAATTTTCCACAACAACCTGAATCATCGGTTTGCCGTCAACATCAATTAAAGGCTTAGGAAAAGTGTAGCCCTCTTTGGCAAATCTGCTTCCTTCCCCAGCCATGGGAATCAATATTTTCATTTTAAGCCTTTTTAAAACTATTATGTACGTAAACATCATCTTGGCGATTTACGCAACCAAGCAATTTATAATCATATTTTTCCATATGAGATCTACTTACATCAACTCTTCGTTGACCACCCTCTCGATACTCATCAGTTTCAAATGTTATAACATTGAATTTATACTTATCGAAAGGAATCTTCATCAAGCATTCCAGAGTCAAATCAGGCGGTTCCAAATCTAAAGACAAATAATCAATAGTTTCTGGCATATTATTTTCTTCGAACAACTTGGCATAATCAATAGCCAAAGCATCAGCCAAGACATGCTTGGTTTGTGGTCTGTGAGATTTCCAAGTTTCTCCTCCATCTCCCACATAATCTTGAATATCAACTCCAATACCAGTCCAATTGAATGTTGCTTCAAAAAGAAAAGTATTACTTATGCTTAGTGGTTCAGAACAACCAATATCAACAAAGGTGCCATTGTATTTTGGACCCAAAATGTCTAATACGATTTTGTCCTGTCCAATCTGTGCTTTAAAATTTAAATGTGAAATATACGAATCTAGGTTTTGCATTATATTGAATCCTTTAAAAAAGTAACTAGTGTATGTAGATTGACTTTGCTAGAGTCTTCAACGATTAGTAAATGTTTAGCTGCGGAAGCTTTGGCAGCTTTGATTCCTTTTTCAGAATCTTCGACACATAATACCTCAGAACCAATTGCATCTAATTTATCTATTGCTAAATTATAACAATCTGGGTAAGGCTTATTTCTTGATACATCTTCATTTGTTATGAGTATGTCCATAAATTCTAATTGACCTGTTTTGGATAACATCTCTTCTGCAGTTTTGCGAATAGAATTAGTAACACAGCCAATTCGAATATTATTAGATTTTAAATATTTGTGTAATTCTATTTTCTCTGACATTATTTTTGCAGTTTTCCTAATCACATCCAAGGTAAAGTCTTGTTTTGCCGCATTAATTTTCTTTGCCTGATCTTCTGCAATACCAAGCATACCTAATTTTACATGAGTAGGAAGACCGTTATATGTGGACATGTGGTCTTCTTTATTGATTGGGGAATGCCCAAACGAAGAAAGAGCATGATTTAAGGAATGATAATGCCAATCACATGCATCTACCAATACTCCATCAAGATCAAATAATATAGTATTAATCACAGAGTACCTCTAAATCCATCATTCATAGACAACCAAAGATATAAGGCTTCTTTAGAAACATCTGCAGGAATCGCATTCATCAATTGCTGCATCCAACCTGCTCCATATTTTTTATTAAATCCTTCGTGCATATTCACTCTTGCTAATTGAATAAACTGACTGCCGTCCATAGTTTGCTTTGTTTTTTCTTTGTTCTTGTATGATGTAAACGGATCATGAAAAATGCCAATCTTATCTGTTATATATGTCCTGTATCCAGCATTGTGTAATTGGTATGGCATATCATAATCAAGACCCCATCCATAAAAGAATATGTTATCTAAAAAATTATCTCCACAAGCATCCCATGCCTTTGCGGAAATCATGGGACAGATAATTTCTGAAAAACTTTCTTTTCTTGTTTCTGAATCTGTCATTTTACCTAATCGTTTATGTGGTGCATAGATGTTAGATTGGTATGGACTAATTTGACCACAATCAGGCAAAGATGCCATTTCGTTGTATAGTATAGTTACTAGATCTTTATCGTCTATGAATTTAGCATCATTCACAAACAACATATAGGCATCATACTTTTCACCAGTTTTATATTTAAGAACAGAGTCTGCATACGATTTTAATAAATTAAAACCTCTGGTCATTCTGCAACCGTCAGATACCCACAATGTAGCATACTTGGAACAATTGTTTATCTGTGAACCAGTCTCAATTACGTGCAGATCATAATCAACACCTTTGGTTCGTTGAATAATGGATTCACATAAAGAATCGGTTAATTCTGGATAATTATGACTCACAACTAATACGCATACTCTACTCATATTATTCTCCGTAAATACCAATACAGTATGCTTTTTCTGGTTGTAAAAGATCTGAATCTTTGTTTTGCATTTGTTTATCGTGCATACGATTACAAATTAAAGGTTCCTCGATGATCATTGGAAGATTATATTTTGTGTATAACCTCTTGTACATTTCACAATCAATTAATAGTGATAATTTTTCATCAAAATATTCTTTAGTTTTCATCGTTAATACGCTTGGTGAACTAATAGTATTAGCCCCATGATGAATTTTATGTTGATAATAAGGTATCATTTTTTGATAAAGAAAATGAATTGATTGGCAATGAACACATCCACTAACCAACCAAGTCTTGTCTGTATTTTCATAGAACTTTTTTACAATCTTGGTAAGAGCATTATTGTCTATAAAAAAATCATCAGCACACATTGGTTTTATTAGATCGCCAGTACAATGCTTGATTGCATTATTAAGATTAGATCCTATTTTTCTGGTTAAATGTGTAGAATCTACGTATAGTATATTCATGTGTTTTGAATACATTTCTACTAAATTCTTGGTTATATCATCAGTACTCTGATCACTTATTACTACTTCGTAATCTGAATAATCTTGTTTCTTGATACTATTCAATAATTCTGAAATGAATAACCAACCCATTCCGTGGCATTCGTATGTTGGAACCGCAATAGAGATTTTCATTTATTGGAAATTCTCGCTCTGAAGATCTTTGATACTAATGAATCTAATTCCAGAATCAATCAACTCTTTGTTGTTTCGTTTGATTTCTTCTGCAAAATTCCAAGCCATAATCACAATAACATCTGGTTTATCTTCCTTTATTTTATCTTTTGGAAAAATAGGAATCTTTACACCAGGCAAAATTTTATTATGCTTTAGTTTATTGTCTTCAACAATATAATCAATATAGTTTGTGCCAACTCCAAAATAGTTTAATGCTGTTGTTGCCTTTGCTGGAGATCCGTAACCAATAATCTTTAATCCCTTTTCCTTTAACGCATGAAGATTGATATTGATATTTTTCTTTATAGTTTTAATATTTTCAAAGAATTGATTATATACTTCACCATTCAGTATACCAAAATTCTTTTCTTCCGTTAAGAACTTATCAACGCTAGCATCTACGTTTGAATTTTGTCGTTTTACGTATACTCTAATAGATCCACCATGGGTGTCGATGTGTTGTGCCTTTACAACAGAATAACCAAAACTATTAAAGAAATTACTGAGAGAAGTTACCGACCAATAACTAACATGTTCGTGGTATATGTTATCAAAAGTAACATCTTTAATAGTGTCCAATAGATACTGAACTTCAATGATAAAGCAACCATCGTCCTTGAGCATACTGAATACATTTCTGGTAATCTCTTTAACTACATCTGAATGTGCAAAAACATTAGATGCGGTAACTAGATCTACCTTCCCAAACTTGTTAATAATTTTTTCAGCAGTATCTGTATCAAAATAAGAATTGATGGTTTCAATACCATTATCGTTGGCAAGTTTGGCAAGATTTACTGCAGGGTCTACTCCAACTACCTTTACATTTGCTTCTTTAAATCCGACCAATCCAACACCATCATTGCTGCCAATATCAACAACAACTGAATCTGAATTCAGATTAAATTCTTTAATATACGTTTCTGCTGCATTTCTAAAATGATCCCTAAATGTCTTGGTTGTAGAAGACACATACAAATAAGTATCAAATAGTTGTTCTGGAGGAATCACATACGAAAGCTGAGAATTATGACACTTATCGCAATACACTACATCCAATGGATATAGATTATCAGTATCATTAATATCGTTTAATAGATTGTTTGCTAAAGGGGAAAGACCTAAAGAAACTATAGATTTTAGATTAATATTACCACAACTTCTGCAATCACTTTTTAACATTTTATTCTCTGCTTTCTCTTTTGACATTACTGATTATATTATCAGCATTATTTATTATGTCGTTGTAAATGGTTTCTACAGTGTCTTGAAATTTAAAGTTATAATCCTTTTCAAATAAAGAATTATCACAATTAAAACTATAATTTGTTGGAAAAGAATCATTCACGACTAACTCACATTTACTCAAATTCTGAATTGTTTCTGCAAATTGGATAATCTTTGAATTGATTGATGTGATATTGTATACTTTGTTTTTGATATTGTCGCTATTCAAGATATTAGAAAATACCCTGCACAAATCATTCATGCCAAGAACTGACCTAAATTTATCAGGATTAGAAACAGTGATCTTTTTGGTTCTAAGCGAAGATAATGATAATGAATTTAATAGATTTTCTCCTCTGAAGTTTTTAGAAAATCCACCAAGAGAACCAAACCGTAGCCCAATTACATTCTTGTTTGGGTATAGGTTTATAATATTTTCATTACAAATTTTGGTATAGTCGTAATAATTTATACCACTGGCTAATGGATACGTCTCGTCAACTAAGTTATTATTGTTGCCGTATACTGCAGCAGTGCTACTATACAATAGTGTCTGATCGTCATTAAGTTTTTCTATAAGTTTAATAAAATTTACAACATTATTTTGAAAGCAAGGAATTAAAGAATGGCTGCACATGGAAACAGAAGAATGTGCTGCTAACAAAATAATATGAGAAAATTTATTGATAAATTCTTTAGATAAATTATTATAATTCTCTTCGTGAGTATTCTTGTGGATTTTTCCAAACCAACAAAGATCTACATTAGTTACATCATAATTCAAATCACATAAATGGTCGTATAATCTACTACCAATATAACCGTTACCACCCAATAATAAAACTTGCTTATTCATAAAAAATTCACTCTTATTATCTATACGACAATTCAATCTTTAAATTTTATATTACCAACCATGGTTATAGTTTCTTCTTTTTTATCATGAATTTCGCTTGTCTTAGCATATTCACTTAATTCTATTTGGAGTTCTTTCGTGGTTAGGAATGCATTCATTCCTCCAAAAATAGCAAGACCGATTGGTGGTTTTTGTGTACACCTAAGAATATGATTATCCGCTGGAAACAAAAAACCAAATTGTTCGATTGGTGCTATTAATTTCTTGGCTCCTGCTTTAGTTAAGATATAACCAGCAGTTCCTTCACAAATTTCCCAAAAGGATGCTTGTGTAGTAGCCAATATTTCGATTTTATTAGTTAGGTGTTCAAATGCTCGTTTACCTGTAACAAAGTTTGGTGAATTTCTTTGGCAAAATATCAAATCTATTCCATCAAGATTTTGAGTTTTTGTAAATTCTGTTAATTGCTCTCCAGTGAATAACAATTTAGCATCATCTTCTAGAATCAAAGTAGCATCGTATTCGCTTTCTGCCAATTCTTTCCATAAAGAATAATGACTGAATAGACAACCGATCTCACCAATATTTACCCATTTTCTACCATTAAAAGAATCTCCGTAATTATTATCCGTATTAACAGAAATATTATGCCATTTATAACTAAAGGTTAAATCGTTTCTTGTAATGCTAAATTTATCTGCTGCATCAAAAAACGAAAAAGAAACATCTTTGGATTCAAGATGCTTCTGTATTGTAGGTCTTCGTGATGATTTAATTCTACTTATTACTCTGGTTTCTAGTGTGAACATTGGATTCTTTCAAACAATACATCATCTGCCATTTGCATCCCTTTAACTTTAAGAAAATTATTCTCAACACTTGGTTTCATTTTTTCGTAAAGTTCTGGGGTTAATGATTCCATGATTTCTTGTTCTTTCCCAGACTCTAACATAATTATACCATCAGATTCGAAGAAGTCAAGTAATTTCTTGGATCCCCAGTAAATTGGTATAGTTCCTGTAGCAAAACAATCTGTAACCTTTTCCGTCCAGTATGAATCGTACACTCCATTCTCCATAATAATACTAAACATATAGTCTTTTAAACCATCAATTTTAGTATTCCATGGATTACGAGGATCCGTTACTGTTCTTTGGGTTCCGTGAACTCCACCAAACACACTAATGTTAGCATCCAGTGCCAGTCTTGCTATTTGATGCCTGTGAACATGTCCTTCTGTCATTAATTTGGGAGAACAAAACATTGAACATAATTTAGTTTTATTATATACTTCCCATTTCTCTTTAGGCACCCAAGGATAATTGCTTCCGTTAGGACAATAAACAAATCGTTCATCTAGATTTAATAATTCTTGATCACAGGTGAATATGTTAGTATAATATTCTTCAAACATCTCTTTATGTTTGTGCGTCAAAAATGTATATACATTAGGGACGATATACTTGGATTCGCATACCCACCCAAAACGTTTTTCTTTTGGAGTACTATCTGGTTGCATTAATAGACATTCGTCTATATGCACAACCCAATCGCCTGCTGTAGTAACCCAATCAAAATCTTTTGGTTTTATATTAGAGCAAGATGAGTATTGTGGGTCAAACGGTAATCCAATTCCTCTTACTTTGTTCCTGGACTCTGCCATGCAATTGCTTCCTCATTAATACCTAATTCACGCAAAGATTGTTTTTTAGATTCCACATCAGCTAATCCCATAACAATAACAGAATTAGCTGCTTCTTCTCCAGGCCAAACGCAATATTCAGGACCAACAAACTTCATTCTAAATCCTTCTTGAGTATAGAACTTATTAATGATTCCTAATAGGGCTTCATGATCAAACCATTTACCAGTTTCTTCAAAATTTCTAGCAACATGTATCCAGTGTTGTAAAAACTCTAACACTTTACTGTTAAACGCCAAATATATTGGTGATGCTTTTGCTGCATATAATTTAGGTAAAGAACAAGAAAACGCAAGATCAGTATTGTCTTGAAACAAATCAAATACATTTAATGATTGTCTTACGTCAGAATCTACATCCAACCACAAAATTGGTTGTTGTTTTTGTACTAACATATAATAGATGAATTGTGGTTTACTTAAACAATTCTTTTGGTAAGATCCTAGTGATTTCTTTTCACGAATATCCGACTTTAAACCTAAACGATCTAATTGGTTTTTTAATCGTTTTGCGTGATCACTGTAATATGTCGATCCATCTAAATCACTATAAAAACTAATCACTTCAGTTTGCATAATTAAGAATTTCCTATATGGTATTTCGGAACCAGAACCCAATCTTTCTTTTCTTTATGTGGAATGATTTTTAGCTGAGCAAGAGAAAGTTGAGGTTCTTTGTATTCCTCAGGATCTACTGCCGTTACTAAACCCCATTCCACTAAAAGTTTAACTATAACATTTCTACGACCAATATCAGAATCTGATATGTCTGTTTCCAGACCATCCAAATCCAATAATTCTTTAAAGTGCATAATAGCATACCTGCCACGCTTATGCAGAATATGGCAACTTTGAAATAATTTCTTTTCTTTTTTAGACGAGACTCCCATGCGAGTTAGAGTTTCTCGAACCTTAAGAAAATCGTCTTTGCTTTTGAGTGTAATTTCTACACCTAGCCCATCAAATATATCATTATCATCAGTTTCCATATCAAATTCGCTTTATGTTAAATTAATTCATACAATAACATAAGTATTTATATAAATTAAAGTTTGGCTCCACCCTGATCTAAAAGGCTGCGAATTTGTTTCCAGTCGTCTTCGGACAGCAAATCTACCACTTCTCTGGCTCTGGTATTGGAATACCCGTACAATGCTTTCAAGGCATCAATACGATCATCTTGTTCAGGCTTCAGCCACTTACTAAACCGCTTTCGTGGACGAACCGAAATACGAAGATAATCAAACTGAAGCTTCTTGTCAATATTACCGTGACGGTTCATCGTATTTGCGTAGAAGATTGTGTCTGAAAAGTAGGATAATCCACGATTAGTCATGTACGGAACATACTCTTTTTCGCATAGATGATCTTCGTCCATCAAGGGAACCTTGGATTGGTTTATAGAATTAAGGAAAATAAATGGATCCATTACTTCTTGAACCCGCAAGTCATCATGACTTCCACCATGAAAGCACACATATTGATCTCCTGATCACTCACAAAACTAGCCTTGTATTGATACTCTGCAATGATCAAAACCGCCTGTGGTATGGTAGAAGGCTCTAGGAAGTCGTATAGGCTATCGTAGACCTTCCTGAAGAGATCCTGTGGAACATGGTTGGTGTTGTTTGCCACCCATTTTCTGACCTCGTTGAAGTTCTTCTCTTTCATAAACCCCATCAGTTGCTTCACATCCAGTTCCCCTGCTGTGCTCAGAATACCTACATCAATGGTTCCTGCCGCAGAGTATCGTTGAAGTTCGTTCAGAACACGACGAAAATCTGGAAAGAATTTCACAATGACTTTAGACAGAATCTTTACGTCGTAGGTAATCTCTTCTGCTTCCAGAATACCCTGACATCGTTCTAGAAACTGCTTGGCTAGTTCTGGTCGGTCTTTGTGTGCAAAGTTAAAGTCAATACCCGTACAACGAGAATGAATAGGCTCGATGATACGATTCTTGTAGTTGCACGTAATAATAAACCGACAAGTCTTAGAGAACTCTTCAATGGCTCCACGAAGGGCAGGCTGAATACTATTCACATTAGAATAATCAAACTCATCCAGAATAACAATCTTCTGATTTGCGTCTTCTGACAGAGATACCGTACTTGCAAACTGGCGAATCTTTGTTCGCAAAGTATCGATATTTCCGTCTTCAGAACAATTGATAATAATAAAGTCTGCTCCTAGTTCATTGCAAAGGGCTTTAGCCACGCTAGTTTTACCTAGACCTGGCTTGCCCGATAGCATAAGATTAGGACAATCCTTTGAGTTTACTATATCCTGAAAAATCTTTTTGATATTTGCAGGAAGTACACAATCTTGAATGGTTTGTGGTCTATACTTCTCGACCAACAAACCAATCGCATTATTTGCGGTTATTATCATGGATTATTCGCTGTATGTGCTGGTGTTTTCCATGGCAATCCAATACTTTAGATCCAGATTCTTGTGTGTGAATTGCGAGATCACGGTCTTGCTAATTTCCACACTATAGTCACCTTCAAACAACTTCAGGTTATCCAACTTAAAGTTGAACGAGAATGTTGCTTCTTCTGGATTGCTGCCTACTGGTAAGGTAAAGACATTAGTGGTAGGATCCTTTAGATCCTTGACTACTGCTAATACTTCACTGCCCTTGGAGATGATGCAGAGATCGGAAAGTTGAAGAGCAGCACCTGATCGTTGAAGTTCACGGAACTGATCTGCCATCAGGTCAAAAGTAATAGCAACCGCTGGAGTCTTCACTTGCTTGGTTGGATACGTCAGAAGTGCTGGATCAGCAAAGTAATACTTTACCGAGGAACCATTAACTCCTGTCACTACCACACACTTCTCTTCAAACATAAACTCAGGATCTTCGAGAAGAGAAACAATACCAAGAAACTTGTTCAGATCCCAAAGTCCAAACTCGGAATCAAATGTTTCCTCTACGATGGCTTCTGCCATCACGTTCTTGCTTGGTGAAATGGTGGTAATTTTATTTCCCGCCTTCACAAACAAGTTAGAGTTAATGCTGCTGAAATTCTTTAAAATGTTAAACGTCTGCTTAGAGATACTGGTTGTTGTACTTGTCATAATATAGTCATCCTTTACTTGTTAAATCTTTCAAAACTTTGGTAATCTTCATCATCACTATTGTGTCCGTGTCGTAAATCATTCAGCCACTTTCTTGCGTCTGGACGATGTTTAGTTTTCTTCGCTTTCTTTCGTTCCTTCTGTAAGCGTTTGAATTGTTCATACTCCGATTCTGGTTCTTGTTCGTTTGCCATTCAAAATTCCTCAATACTTGGAAGTAGCTCCTTTAACTTGTGATCAATAAAATAATTAAACAATTTTTCTCGACCTTTTCCTTGTTGTTCTTGGTATGAATCTAAAATACTCTCTTCTAGTGCTTTTGGAATAGAAGACAAATCAATCATCGTCTTATTCCTTATATAGTTGGGCATATTGTAAAAAGAAGATTCTTCTGATTGTTTCTTTAGTGCCTCTAATCGTTTGGCTGTCATTACTGTTTGACGCTTTCCGTCAGTCATAAAGGTGTCATCATCAGACAGCATATTAGGAACACCGTCAGAGGAATCGCCTTTGATAATATGTTCTAGTAAATATCCACGAGGATCAGCACACTCCATAAATTCTTTTTTGTTTGTGCTGTATTGCTTTACGTTAGGAAAAATCTGAAGTTGTTGAAAGTCTTTATCGTTAGACAAGATCATAATCTTTTCTTGTTGAGCAAATCGCTTGGTTAGGGCAAAGATAATGTCGTCTGCTTCTGCTCCCTGAATACGAATATTAGGATACGGGAAGATCTCTTTGATTTCGTCTCGAATAACGTCTAGAATAGAATAGACTTCTTTCCATTGGTCTGCTGCTGCATCTTGTGTCTTCTTACGATTCTGCTTGTAATGGGGAAACCATTGTTTTCTCCAATAATTACAACTATCGTTACACACAACTAACTCGCCGTATTCACGAAACATCATTCGGTATTTACGATAAGAATTAAGCACAGTATGACGAATATAGTCTTCGTTAAAGTTATCTGTGTCTTTAGCAGCCTGAAAGATGTTTGCTAAAATTATTTGATTATTGTCGATAAGAAGCATAATGTAATTATATCACGTAAAAAACAAAAGTCAATAAATTTGTACCCATTGTTCACTATTTGTATCAATTATATATTTGTACAATTTGGCGGTGCTAGGATCCCACCATTCGTCTCCTTGAGAAACTCGACTTGGTGGAGTAACAGAACTAAAGAATGTTACTGTGGTTCCTGCTCGTTCTGATGCTAGGGGTTGCCATCCTGATAACTTATGCTCTGGGGATGTGCAAAGATCTGGAGTACGTTCAGCAATGTACGCTTCTCCCTTTTTATATACAATGTCCCCTTGTGCATATTGAATGCATTGACCGTCTGCACCACTAACTCGAAATATTCCTTTGAAATTAGCCATTTAATATTTCTTTAAAATCCTCTAGGGTATTTATCATAACTTTAATCTTTTTCTTACCAAGGTATTCATAGGCTTCTTTTAACTCTTGATCTTTTCCAGAATATGCTAGTTTCAATTCATTAATGAACGGATCAAGTATCTTAGACATCTTTTTCCAATGAATATGATTTATGTCTTCAACTTCCAACCAGCCTTCGTGGTCAAATTTAGTAGCTTCGTCTTCACATACTGCAAGATATAATTCATCAATTCTTTCGTTCATTGTGCACAGATATCCTTCGGTTTTCTTTCGGAT